AACCACTCTTTCTAGATTTAGTTTGCTTACGTGAAATACGACGTTTTTGAGGCATATTATTCAAATAATAATATTAATTAATTTCGTAAACTACCGCGCGGTAAGGCGCGGTAGTGTTTATTGTTTCTTCTTAAAATTCATTTTAGGCTTTGAGTTCTTCGCATTAGCCTTAGGAACATGGTGGCTGAATTTGCACTTATCTCCAAATTTACAAGGGAGATTCTTTGCAGTGAAACGGCAGAGAGCAATCTTAAGCTTAGCATTCTCTTTAATCAAGGTGGGGATGGTTTTACGAGGTTGAGCATAAACTAATTCACGACCAACAATTGCATCTATTAAGACTTTCATGTCAGTGTGAATTAAATCTGTTTTATACAAATCTTCAAGTGTATTAGCAGATCGGAAATTATCCTCAATCTTCTCCATCTCTTCAATCGTAATACCTAGATTATTACAAACTACGACTCTTGCAAAATCATAATCATCTGGGGGAACAAATTGAACATCTGATTCATATTTAGACCAATATGATCTATCTACTAAAGTAGCAGCATATTGTCGATCATTTACAATTCGATAATTACTTGATATACCTAATTGTAAAGGTCGATAAATGCGTTTAACTAAACGTTCAACAGTTTCAGCCCAGCATGTTATGATAGGTGTATTTGAATCTGTAGCGAGAATTCCCATAGCTTTTCGATGAAGGACAAGCGCATCTGGAACAATTTTGGGAGTGGCTGTGAGATGCAACTTACGAAATTGCCTCAATACATCACAGACACTCTCAACACTAGTCCAGGGATCTAAATAAATTCGACCAAGGAAGGGTACGGGATTCCCTTTGTCTATGGCTTCAGCATCAAAAGACATTCCAAATTTTGCAGTTGTTAGCAAAATGGTATTAGGTGGAATATCAAATGTGACACCATCGTCTCCACCATAAACACCTAGATTAGCATAAGCTTCCTCTGGTTCATAGTGGTGACGTAAAGCACAATAGCTCAAGAATGCATTAATTATTGATCCTAAAACGCTTGTTATCGTAGATCCTGACAGAATAGTATCTCCAGTATCATATGATACTCCATGCGCTGTAGTAGCACGGATGCGTCTTTCTTTATTTTCCAGTCGGCGAATCGCTTCATGGTATTCAGGTGGATATGCGCGTAAGATACAAGTTAAAAATAAATCTCGCAATAAAGCACGAATAGAGCCATCAAGTTTGTTAGCATCACTTGGTACGGCATATTTTGAATTTTGTGCTTTAGTGTTAATTAAATAACTTATTTCTCGCGGAGTCCTCCCAAAAGCATACCAATGACTTGGTTTTAAAATATGTTCCATGAAAGGATACATAAATTGTCCAAGACTAAAATTGTGATCCATAGGTAATGTTGAAATATTACGTGGATGTGCAATTTTAGGATAAGCTTCTGCCTTCTGGAAAGCTTTAACTTTCGGATCAACCATGAGCATAGTGTTTTCCACTTGCTCAATTAATGCTCTTTGAGTCGGTCGATTAAATTTAGCTGCCATTTCATCATGGTTCAGCGGTGCTAAGGTTTCGACAGAGTGCCTAGGAACTAAGTGTTTACTAAACTCATTGAAGAAAGTATAGTAAATCGGTGGCAATTTAGGCTCTTTGTTCCTAGGTTCATCGATACGCCCTGCTAAGCATGCTTTATCGTTATTAAACGATTTGGCTGGTGAGAACGTGTTACCGCAGTAACCCGGCCAGATTGCACGCATAGATGGCTTACCATCCTCTGTCACGAGAGGCCCAACAGCTTGGTAGGTGTGTTGGTCTACACAAGGTGTTATAATAGAAGGGGCCTTGTCAAACATTTCCGGTGCTCGCTTGTAGGCATCGAAAAATAGTGCGGCAGAATCTAACGGGGAGTTGACTTTTGCGTGATTGAATACGCGTTCAACTTGACCCAAGTTAGGTGCCTTACACTCAGCAGTTCTTATAAATGCTGTGGAGAATGTGCTACTAGAAATAGTACACGATTGAAATTCTCCAAGTTTGGCAATGCTATAATAGCATCTCGTTGAAGTACCTTCACTTTTAGTGTAACGAGTGAAAGCTACTCCAGCATGGTTCAATTTGCGTCGATTTAGTCGCTTACCCGGCAATAATCGAGCAAATGGGC